TGCTAGGTAATCCGTACGTCGTTTTTCCATCAGATCTTCTAGAGCTGGAAGGTCCTATAGCATATCCTCAGATCGCGTTTACAGTACAGGAAGACAAGGCTGGAGGCAATAGATTTACGACAATCTATCTGCCTATGCCCGGCGGTGTGAGCTTTACCGATGCCGGAACTTATGGTACGATGGATCTAGGAGATATCGCCGCAAGTGGAGGAGTCGATGCATTGGCCGCCGTTATGGCCGGAGAAAGGGGGGCGCTTGATTCGGCCGCAGGATCTGTAAAGCAGATAGGTAAGTCCATAGCTGGCGGTAAAGGCAAACAAATCCTGGCGACCGCGGTGGCTGGTATCGATAAAGAAACGGCGATGTTTGCACAGAAGAAGATTAAAGCGCCGAATCAGAATACCACCTTTACGGGTAACAGCATGCGTTCCTTCACCTTTCAGTTCAAGTTGATAGCTGTCTCTGAACGAGATACGCTTGCAATTGCACGCATTCAACGTACATTTCGTCGTTACACATATGCAGGATCTTCCGATGATGCTCCTAACATCGTGCTCGACTATCCTCCTCTCTGGAAGATTCAATTCCTCGAAGGGGGGCGCGAGAATGCATACCTACCTAAGATCTTTGCGTGCTACCTTGAAAGCTCCCAATGTACATTTAATGAAGATGCAAATATGTTTAGACGTGATGGCTCACCCTTTTCCGTTGACTGTACAGTCTCATTCAAAGAAACACGCACTCTTACTAGGAATGATATTGATCTTCTCGAGATGGACAAATCGGATCGCGGTATTAGTCTAAAGACTGGATTGGCTACGTCGACCGCACCGTCTGGTATTAAATTGCCGATGAATCCATATAACGAGAATTTACCTACTCCGCCGCCGTCGAATGATAAGAATAGACCTGCAAATACCCCTGGCAGTGGACGGTTTGCTTTACCTTGATGATTCAATCCTAAATACGATATCATGGCATTCTTTAGACAATTTCCCGAGGCGACGTATGATATTTTAAATAATGGTGCGCTAACACGTATCACGGATATATTTCGCAATGTGACGTCTCGTCAGCTCAAAATTCCGACGAGCGCATTCGCGACTTACCGCATTATCAATGGAGCGCGGCCAGACGTCGTATCTCAAATCATCTATGGAGATCCGGATTACTATTGGACTTTTTTTATCATCAATGATGATCTTAAAATTGGGCATCCTGGATGGCCAATGACGGATACGGGGCTCGAATCATTCCTCTCCGATGAATATGATGGGTATTCCGTTATTCAGATGTGCGATAACGATGAGCATATGTATGAACTAGGCGGCGAAAAGTTTTCGACGACCGTGGCTACGGATAGCGGAAAGGATTTAGATTTCTCTTCAAATTTACAGTACGTTGTAGATCTTCAATCTGGAGCTTCGCGTAAAGTGATGAAGTACGATCCATCGATGCAGCAAATATGGTTGTACAATTCAGGCTCTTCAGATACCTTTATTGACACTCTTAAACAATCTGGCTCATTCAGATTTTCAACACAATCATCCCATCCATTTACACTTGCAACAGTATCTAGTGATGGAAACTTATACGATAAATTCTACCCCGCTAGAAGCGAACAGAGCAATAATATTGCTTCGCCTGGAATATTGCCATACATTTCGGCCGGCCGAAATGCCATTCATCATTATGCCTTTGTTCCTGCTGAGGGCGATTATATAGAGCTAGGATATGATGACAATGACGGAAATTTCCAAGGAATCAAAGGTACAGCTCTTGAAATTCTTCAACCTACTTCAGATTCATATGGCAGTATCAAGCTTCAGATTCGCAATGGTAAAGTTCAATATCATTATTTCAAAGACGGTGAATTCACTCTGACTGCACAGGATGTGCACAAGGTATTGATTCAGAACTCAGTTCCGGGTAGCACCGACTCAAAATTTAAAATTTTTCCGACAAATCGAATAATTCCTGTGACGTATATGGAATGGGAATATTCTCAGAATGAACGAAAGTCAAATATTCGAGTAGTGAATTCGACTCAGATTCGTGCATTTGCCAAACAATATCGAGACTTGCTAAATGCCTAATCAACGTGGCAACATAAAGCCAAATACGGATAAGGCGCTGACGCCATATGCGTATACGATCGACACTATCACTCTGACTAATCATAAAGGACAGGAGGCTGATATTCAGAACATCGTAATGGATTTCTCAATTACCGAGAGTCTCTATACGGCCGCGATGATTGTAAAGCTCAATATCAAAGATTCGGCTAACTTCATCGAAGAGTATCAGCTCGTTGGTCAGGAGACTATTCGAATTAAAATGGGTCGACATGATTATACGTCTCTCAATTGGACATCTGTAGATCTGATCTTTTATGTTACGGAGTATCCTCTATTCGCCCGGGGCGATCAACAGAATACACAGGCATACTCAATTGTAGGTGTGACAAAATCAGCCTACGTCGCTCAGTTCAAACGTCTTTCGCGAGCCGTCGATGATCTGATCTCAAAGGAAATAGAAAAGATTCTCTCGATCGATCTGCTGATTAAAAATGTGAATTACGTCGAACCTACTGTAGGACGAATTCGAGGCGTCATACCTCTGATGAATCCTCTGGATGCAGCGTATTGGCTTCTTCGACGAGCCTACGATCAGAACTCGAGGCCATTCTTCTTATATGAATCGATGATTGGCGGCGTTCGTCTGGAGTCTTTAACCAATTTGATTGATGACAAGAAGAATCCTGAATATCGAACATATCGAGATGCCAAAGTATTTGTTGCAACTCCTGGATCGCCTGAATACTTTAAAGAAAGCATCGAGCGCATTCTAGAGATAGCATCGGACTTCAAGTTGTCAAAGGTTCTTCCAACGATTAGTAAGGGAGCATATGCTTCGAATAATATATTGTTAGATCTATCGACCAAGACGATTAACGCCGAGCGATTTAGTTATGCCTCGATCGATGCCAAGTCGACTCTGAATAAAAATAAGGTGCTGTCAAACACATTTGGTATACCCTATGAATTGCCTGCGCAGGTTCGAAAGATCGATCAGATATATGATGCATATACACAATATCTACCAATCAATTCATTGGCCTATTCTTCCGATGGATCTACAAAGAGCTATCATGATTTGATGGTCAAACGCCTGGGCACGTATAATTCTATAGTTGAAACGTTTGATACTATCACCCACGAGATTACGACGGCTGGAGACTTTAATATGAGACCTGGTCGTAAAGTCTCACTTGAGATTCCAAAGGCGATCGATCTTAAAGCCTTTAACTATAAAGCTATGAAAGGTCTATTTGATAATTACTTCGATCGTACGGTCTCGGGCAAGTATCTGGTTACGTCGGTCATTCACATGTTTGATACGGAATATCACTGTCGCTTGCGTCTGAAACGTGACTCATTGACCTATGATGTAAATAAGAGTTGACATGATTACTACACATCATAGAGACGACTTTGCATTAAACGGCGGTGGCTTTCACTGGTTTCATGGAGTGATCGAAGACGTCATGGATCCCTTGAAATTAGGAAGGGTCAGAGTTCGTTGCATTGGATATCATACGGATGATCGTGGCTTGCTCCCGACGTCTGGACTTCCCTGGGCGCTGTGCCTCCTTCCAAATACGTCGGCATCTATGGCTGGAGTTGGACAGTCTGCAACTGGTCTGCAGGCTGGTTCTTGGGTAATTGGATTTTTTCGAGATGGTTTATCGGGTCAGGATCCAATCATCATGGGATCGATTGCTTCGAAAATAAATGCGAAGCCAGATAAAACCAAAGGATTCTCCGATCCTTCGGGCGCCAATCCTACGAAAATAGGGCAAGATATTCCGACCGAAGCAGCTGCTGGAACTAAGACGGCTAAGGCTACGTATGCGGGAAATATATCTCTGAGTTACATTGCTCCGATATATCCAATGAATCAGGCATTCAAAACTCGATCTGGACATGTCATTGAATATGATGATAGTCCTGGAAAGGAGCGAATTTCTCTTCTCCACAAAGATGGCGGATTTATCGAATTGGCTCCGGGAGGTCTAATCAACATCGTCGGATCTAATATTAGAAGTAATTGTATTCAAGCTGGCACCGTCGGTTCAATTCTTGCCGAACAGACCATGGCGGTTACATTTTCCACTCCAATGCCGACAGCTAACTATGCCGTAGCACTAACGCCTAACCATGCGTCGTCTACAGACGTTTCTAGTCCGTCTTCGCGGTTACACACCGTTGATGGTTTTAGCATCAAGAATATTCACGACGACCGCACATTGCCCGGCTGCGACTGGATAGCCGTGCATTACTAATACTATCGTCTAGATCTCTCTTCAATTCGCTATAAATAGAACAACTATATGGCTAGCCAAAGTCTCTTAAGTCCCTTTATTGCGCCGACGTTGCCTACTGAGGAAGAAGATATACCGGTAGTAGTAGTGTCGGTGCCGGTGCCGGTGCCGGTAGCAACACCACTGGTCCTGTATAAGGCTGTGGTTATACCAGTCGTAGAAGCGGCAGCCGGTGCACCGACTATTCAACCATCGCTCTTTGGCCCCAGAGAAACCTATTCAGATCTAGATCTTCGAGATCCATTCATCTCTCCATATTCCCGGGACGTAGTGCCAGCCAAAGATACGATGGCCGTTAAAAATTCCGTGAGGAACTTAGTTCTGACTAACTTCTACGAGACACCATTCGATCCATTTCGTGGATCTGATGTGCGTGGCCTTCTATTTGAGAATGCCAATGCATATACGGCGATGACGATCGAAAAAGAGATCAGACGCGTACTCATTCAATATGAGCCTCGAGTCAATGTGTCATCGATAGATGTGATCGATCAATCTGACGTCAATGCATATGAAGTCACAATCAATTTTAATATCATCGTCCTAAATAAAGAATCGTCGGTCAATTTCTTCCTCGAGAGGCTTAGATAATTTATGGCACAACCGGTTTTAAACGCAACGGAACTCGATTTCGATCAGATTAAAAGTAATCTAAAGGCGTATTTTCTACGTCAAGAATCTCCAATTAAAGATTGGAATTACGATGGCTCTGGTCTTAACATGCTTCTAGACGTATTGGCTTACAATACGCATTACAATGCTGTCTTGGCCCATTTAAACTTGAATGAGAGTTTCATCGATACAGCACAGCTTCGCTCTTCGGTAATCTCTCTGGCTAAGTTGCTTGGATATGTTCCAACATCGATCGGCGCGGCAAGCGCAAATGTTACAGCCACATTTACAGCTTCAGGAACTATAGGCTCTACTGATACTCTGATTATTCCAGCTGGCGCCAAGTTCAATGGAACATCTCCGGCCGGATCTTTTACATTCATTACTCCATATAGCACAGTTGTAAATGTGACAAGTGGAAGTAATAGCTTCGTTGCCAATCTTTCTTTGATTCAAGGAGTGTTTCGTTCTCAGACATATCAGGTCGATAATGCTTTGGCCAATCAGCGTTTTACAATTGATGATGAATCGGCAGATATATCTACTTTGAAAGTCAGCGTATTTCCAAATCAAAATATCACAAACCCCGTTCCTTATTTTCCTATTTCGACTTACATTGGAAATAGTGGAAAGGATGACATCTCCAATGTGAATGGCCTTTCTCAAATCTACTACCTTTCACTTAATTCGAGTGGCAAATATGATGTTACCTTTGGCGATGGTGTACTTGGCCAGCCACTGAATAATCTAAGTGTTGTTCAACTTACGTATCTTTCAACACTGGGTCCTGTGGCAAATAACGTATCGCAGTTTACCTATGCCGACGAAACGCTAGAGGCGAGTAATGGCGAGCTAATAACAGATACGGCCATAGTAGCTTTGACATATTCCGCCGGCGGATCCGATCAGGAATCAACTGAATCGATTCGAATCAATGCCCCGCCATCGCTGATTGCACAAAATCGAGCCGTCACGGCCCTCGATTATATTGCTATCCTTCAAAAGCAAAATCCTGAAATTATTAGCTCGAGCGTGTGGGGTGGAGAAGATGAGGTCACATATGATCCGATTAACGCCGCGCGATTTGCCGGAAAGGTTTTTATCTCATATGTGACCAAAGATGGTCAGCCTCTCAATTCGATCGACGTCATCGCACGTCTGATACCATTTAAAGTAATGTCGGTGACTCCGATATACTATGCTCCAGATATAGTCAATATTGTTTTGAAGATTGATGCCAAATTTAATCCCAATCAAACTACATTGGGTTCGACAGACCTGGCAGCCACGATTGGAAATGTCGTTGATACATATAAGAGTAATTCGATAAAACGTTTTACAGATGTATTTCGTCACTCGAATCTATTGCGTCAGATCGATACCTCCGATCCTTCCATCTTGAATTCGGACATGCAGGTTTCTTTCTATAAAAACTATTTTCTCAATAAGCTGACAGGGGCAGCCGATGTTACAACATATGGCACTCAAGCTCTTCCAAATGGATTGGTGACTACATTTGGAAATGCTCTATATGGTACCATGAATCAAACCACTCCCATGCTGACATCATCGGGATTTGCCCTTTCATCCGTATTAAACTCGCCGCAGACTGAAATTAAAGTGTTTGGATCATTTTCAACTAATTCTACTACAGTCTATC